ACTAGCAATTTCTTCATATAATGTATCTAAGTTAACACTCACCTGTCGTTACCGTTTCTTTTTATAGCTTGAGCACCGAAGTATACCGAAACTAAACCCCCTATGGTAAGAAAGAATATGCTGCTCATATCGGTTAAGTTTTTACCTGCGTCTTCTAGCTCAAATATAGAAGAAATCATTAGAAGTATAGGGAAAATTAGTAATGATATTAAGGAGAACCAAATCATGCGTAGTTGCGCGTCTTGCTTCTGGTCTTCATTTTTAAGAAGCTCAAGCTTAACCATGCGCTCACTTTGTTCCCATTCAGCGTCACTAATAATACCGTCACCATTAGTATCTAGCCCGTTATATTGTGACCCAGGTTCTAGTTCTTTGGTTTCCATTACTCTTCCTTGTCAGCGGAAATGTAATTATGCATGTAGTGGTCTTTAATGTAACTATTCTTATACCCAATTGAGTGCATTGGTTTGTGTCTACGCATGATAGGAGGTACTAAAGGTACAATATCTTTACCATTTCGGTACATAGTAACAGAAGTATTGTCTAATATTTTAAGTCTGCCGCATCGAGGCGCACCAAAAGTTACAATTTCTTTAATACTAACTTCATCTCGTACCATCAATGCACCAATAATAAGAGCAACTGCACCCCCAAGAGAATGCCCAGTAAGCACAATATCTTCTTTTTCTATGTCTCTGTCCATGCATTCTGACAGACATTTGGGCATCAACCTTTTGGCTGCACGGAGGAACCCTGCTGGACACCACCCTAATTCACGAGTCCATATGGGTAGGATGCGTAAGTCTCGCACAGCATCCCACGGTTCATCTGTCCCACGAAAAGCAAACACGTTGTCTCGTACAATAACTTCAATGTTAAGTTCTTCAAAGTCTATATGAGTGTAAGATTCTGCACAGATAATGGAGAGGTCTTGATGGTCAGTCATCTTCTGGTTTCTCTTCTGGTTCATTTAGTTCTTTGTAATACGCTACTATAGAAAGCACTTGTCGGATATAACGTTTAAGCTCTGCCATATTAACCGAAAGGTTTTCATACCCTGTAGGACTGACCCCGTAGTATACATTAGTAGGAGCGTTACCTTCTTTTAAATCAGTTAGATATTCATCCATTATTTGTGGGGTTAATACTTTCCATTCAACAGGTTTAGTTTTAACTTTATTAGGCAGCGGAGGATGATACACAGCAGCAGGTTTAGTTATGGTAACAACTTCTACCGTTTTAGTTTCTGGCACATAAGGTTTATTACCTACTAAACTGCAGCCGCTACATGTTAACAGCAGGAGAAGTAATACTTTCAAATTCACCTAACACCTCCTTTGTGCCTCTATTAATAATATTTTCAATAAGTTTAGGTTTTCGTAGGCTAAGCATATTCATATCATGCTTATTAAATTTATTTTTAAGACTGTTTACTTCTTCACGAGCTTGTTCGTTTTGTTCTTGAAGTATATTAATTTGTTCAAAAGCTTTTTGTTTATCTTGCTCTGCTTGTAACACTTGGTTGTTAAGTCCTTTGATGCTGTTTTCTAACAGTAGTTCATTGTCGGCTGCTTGTCGTAACTGCAAAGCAATAGCTTCTTTCTCTGCTTCTGACTTGTCATAATACAATTTAAAAGCACCGCCAGTTACTACTAGAGCAATGGTTAATCCTGCACTTATTTGCCACATGTAACTACTCCTAGTCGTAGAAGGTTGCTGTTTTAAGAACTCTCTTAGGGACACAATATGCGGTAACATTTTCTTGGCGGTAGTAAGGTCGATCATTTGGACTCCACTTTCCTTGCTCTATGGCACTGGAGAAAAGATTGCAACGATAGATGCTACGAAAAAGCATTTTGTTATCTGACACAGTTTGGCCTTCTACGATAACAACTAAAAGAAATGCTAGAACCACGGCTCCCGTTTACCGCCATCATACTCACGTAAGTGTCCTTCCTTTAACATGGTAGTAAATATATTTTTTCTTCCATCGTACAATACCCCAAGGATACGTCCGTATTTACCTTTGCCAAAACTATGCACATATAAATCTGCATCTTTAAGTAAATCTTCTAACCTGGCTTTAGCTGCTTGACCAGCTGTTTTTTCTAACAGATTTCTTGTGCGTGATTCGGGGGCGTTAACACCATAGAAACGAATGCGTTGGTTGGTGAGTGATACGTTGAATCCTAAATCTAAATCAACGTCTACGGTGTCACCGTCAACAACTCGTCTTAACGTAGCGGAATAAAAGTATGGTTGATTAGCCATTCTTTTTACGTTTCTTTTTTCTGGTAGTAAAGGCTTCGTTTTCAGGAGTGTCAGGATCGTCTTTGATAAAGCGTCCTTTAGAATCTCTGGTTCTGATTGTTTCTAGTTCTTCTGTATTGGAGTTGCTGTTAAAAATACTAGCTACCCATTTAAATAGACCACCCATATTGTCCTCACTTTCCTAGTTAGGTTAGGACATTATAGTAAAGGAATAGAAAAAAGAAAGGCCCAAGAGGGAGATTAACTTGGGCCTTGTCTAAGGTGGTACATCCATGAAAAAAACTTATGTTCAAATTTGGAGATTTAAACAGGATCATCGTACTGGTTTTTCCATATTGGTGCAAACATTTAGGATAAAATTAGATAAATCAGAAGGTTTTACTGCTTTTTTTAAGAAGTTTTCTTTAGATATGGGCTTATCCCATTGTTTATCTTGCAGAATTAAAACGTTTTTATTTTCAGTGCCTACTACTACGACAACGTTGTGGCCCATATCAACAAAGTTATTTAACCATTGTATCTGTAATTTACTTAGGTTTATTTTAACTGAAGTAGTATTAGTTTTAGGTAGTGTTGGCACGTATTTATACTCGATAAATAAAATAGCTTTGTTTCCTGCATACATAGCATCAGGTACTCCATTAGTATAGGAGTCGTGTATTTTCCATTTATATAAATCAACGGGAAGTTTGCGGTGGACAGATTTTACAAAGCTATGTTCGTTCATCCGTATCAGGTAGCTCTTGCTCTAAGCGTTGAAGATACCAGATAGCTTTTCGTATGTCTTCTTTTGGTTTGTTTTTGTATTGATACCGCCACAGGTATTTCATTACTGCACCTTTAAGATAGCCAAGGTATTCAGAGTTAGACATGCTTGCTTTGATTCCATCAATGCATTCAATGTTACCTTTGGTGTAATGAGGTGGGTGGTTAACATTGTCTTTGTTAGGCACTGTTAAACTACGCCCCATTCACAAGGCGCAGGGTTTCCTGTTTTGTAACTACACCAACGGCACGCACTTGCGCTAGGTTTAGCGTTAAAGTTTTCTTCTGTAGTC